TTGTGCTAATTGACTCATGTTTTATGCCTTTTTTGATCTATATTTTGTTAAAACGCTTCCTAATGAATCGGCTAGACTGTTTACAACTGATCCTGCTTGCGATTCCATAGCAGGTCTAAGAAAGGGGTTTGCAGGCATTTTGGCTGTGCCAAATTCATTGGCTATGGCTCTAGCATCAGATTCAATGCCCTGCTGAATCTTGCCCGATTTGACATTCATAAAACGCTTCTTGGCAAGGACCTTGCCGGGGGCTGTAGTTACATTACCAATGACAATATCGGTAGGCATAACATACTTAGAACGCTTATCCTTGCGGCTTGGTTTACGAACCTCTAGTCTTAATGATGCCTGCAATGCCCCTGTATCAACAGGCGCACGAACTTTGGCTGTGTTTAAAACAGACTGCATGGATTTACGAACTGCTTTATTAAGAATTTTCTTTTGGTCTTTTTCGCCAAAATCTTCTTGTATCTCTTTTATGAGATTCTCAAATTCTTTCATCCCTTCAATTTTGAAGGTAACAGTATCAGCCATCACTCACCCTTTACGAGTTTGTTATATATGGCGTTATTTAGTTTTAGGGCGTATTCGGCACATTGTTCAGGAGTCATTTTATCGGCATGATTTTTAGCGATTTCGTATGCCACATTAATGCCTGCAATGCGCTGTTGTTGAAAACCAAACCAATTCTTTGCACCTGAATTGGCTTGGCTTACTAAGTAGTTTATAAGGTCTTGTGAATTATTCTGTATTGTCATGGTTTTGTATTAAGAATTAGACCAACCATACTCATTGCTACCTACTGGATGGATTGTGAAGATAAATTTACCTTCTGCATCAGGCGACATATCCCATTGCATACCACCAATACGACCATTAAAGGCATAAGCAACAGTATTGCTACCATCATATACAGCAACAACATAGGTGCGAATAATCGTGCCATTGTAGCCATCATCACGAATAAGCAACTGTGCAGTATCAGCAGGATTCCAAGGCGCAGTTACAGTAAGGCTAGTAACTTGGTTTTGAGTGGTGATCTTAGCACCAGTTCTTTGTCCTGCGATTGAATATGCGGCAAACGCATCATCAGCACCCCATGCAGGAACGGCTTCTACAGGAACTTGAACTCCTGCGCCACCTGCACCACCTGCAGATGTGCCAACAATATTATCTACATCATTCCAAGTTCCAAGTTGAGTTGGGGTCAATGCAGTAGGACTTGCGCCTGTTTGCATCCATAGGGTTGCAACATAACCGGGTAAAACTTTGTTGATAAGTGCCATTTTTAATTACTCCATAAAAAGTTAAACATTCTTATCTTATGCCGGAACATAAAGTGTGCAATCCATGAACACTTGATGCAAACCCAATTCATTATCGTAACTATTGTATAACCACATTACATCTGCTTTAGCGATAAAAAAACCATCATTTGCAGGGTCGCCAAACATCCCTGAATAGCCATGCAATGATTGTAGTATATCGTTGGACAAATTAAAAGTATCAGTCATATCTTGTCCAAATACTGACACCTGAAAAATAGGGCTATCTATACCCTTATTTCCCTGCGTTTGCCCTGTAAATACAGGCTGATGAACATCCCTAAGATGCCATGCCAAGAACAAAGGTTCTTTAGCGTAATTTCGGTTGAAATTGGCATAAACAGGGGTAGGGCTAACAATCTGACTTAACTGATACTGTATAGCCTTTGCATAATGGACCGGATTAAGTTGTGTAGTCATACAGGCGTATTTGGTTGGTTGTAGTAACACAAGAAGGTAACACTCATACGATCATCGGCTTCAATCGCATCAGTAATACGCCAATCCTGACCACGCCAAGTTAGGCTGTATTCGTCTTGATTATCAACAATAGCCTTTACATTGGGAGTATAGTTAAATGTTAAGTTTACTAATTCCTGATATGCCCTGTATCTATCGGCAATTCTAAGGTTGTTTCTTACATCCTTGACAATAGCCCTACTCGTAAACCAAGGGGTAATGGTAGTCGTATATTGACCTAATTGATCTACCCCATTGGTTACATTATTGACAGTAACATTCTCATAACGAGCAATAGCCATTTATAGCACCAATGGTTTATAAGGTCTTAAGAGTTGTGCCACGCCAAAAGGAATGTCATGCATGATATTGGCTGTGGTATTGCTACGATTGTTATAAAGATGGGTCAAAAGTAATAAGCCTGCCTGCTTAATTACAGGGTATTGGCTAATAATGCTAGGATTGGTCTGATAGGTAACCACAATAGGGGCTGTCATGACAGTATTAACTTCACTTGGCAGACCGCTTTCGATAACAATTTTGTTACCAGTTTTATCGTAAAAGTAATCAGTCGATGCAATATTTTGCAAAACAGGTGGCGTGTCGCTGTTGTAATAGGCTACACATTTAACGACAATTCCCCTTGAGTTATTGCTGTCTTGCGATACTTCAGGCAGGTCTAAGACCATTTCTACGCCATAAGTGTTACTAGCCCCATAGTAAACCCTGTAAGTTACAGGGAATATGGTTAGACCAATAAAGTCCTCAATAGCCATACGAGTTGCCAACTCTAAACCTAGCAAATAATCGTCTTGGCTATCGTCTTGGAAAAGATTTAACTGTTGCTGAATCTCATCAAGAGTAAGCCAAGATGAAGTTATATCCCTGTCGATTTGTTCGACTTTTTCATAACTGTAGGGATTCCTCGATGTTCCTAAAAAAGGACCATTGATGATGCTATCTAATGGCATGGTTTACCTTAAGGTGCTGTGTAGGTTAAACGAACTCCGGCAAATACATCACGAATTGTGCTTACCATGCGCTTTTCAGCCCATAAAGTTACAAATCCGGGTGCAGTTTGATCGAAACGCTTAATAGTCATTTCCTCATTATCAGCAATCGTTAGGAATCTTGACCAATCGGCAAGATAAACAGGGAACTTACCATTACCAACTTCATCCATATAAGGATTAACGATAACTTCATGCCCAAAGATATTGCCAACTGCAGAACCATCAGCATTTCCAACTTCTAGGAATACAGGCAAACCTGAACCTGCGCCTGTTATTTCACGCAAAGATTCGATAGTCGATGGATGCATCATCCATGCAGTCGTGTCAAAGTTCCAATACTGTGCAGGCAATGCAGATGCCAAGGCAGTAATGTCGTTATAGGCAATGGTTGCGCCTGCTTGTGCAACAGTTTTAACTGTATGCAAACCATTAGTTAAACCTGAACCATTAGTTCCGAATGCGGCATTTGCGCCACCGGGATAATAGTTAAGTCCACGCAAACCTGCAGTTCCACCTGTAGTAGTTGTGCTTGATCCGGTTTGATCGTTGTTTTGCATCATTGATGCGGCTTCTACAGCCAAGAACTCAAGAATTAAATCATCAACAACTGCTTCTTCTAGGCTGTTAATATCAGACATGACAGCAGTTCTAATCGGAACGCTTGCACTAATTACCTTGGTTGAAATCTGCCAAAACGCAGTAGATTCATCACCTGCGTTATAAGAAGGCGTATATCCCCATGGATTACTAGGATCGGTTGCGCCACCTTTTTTAACTACAAACGCTTCGTCTGAGCCTGTAGTAGTAATTTGTCTTGCGTATTTACGCAATGGGTTGCCCATCCGTAAACTTGCAAATGCTTCGTCATAAATGACACGACCACCGACACCTGAACCTGAACCAGTTAGTGCCGATGCTTCTTTTAAGTTGATGGTAGATTCGCCTGTTAATAGGGCTTCTTTGATACCATCCAAAACTATGTTTTTTTCCATCTTTGCTAATTCCTTTTCTGCCCAAGTTTTACCTGCATCACCGCCCCATAATGCCCAAGCGATTCTACCTGCACTTGGGTATCCATCTTCACCTTGACTAAAACCTTGTCCTTTTTTATCAACTTCGTGTCTTGCAAAATAACTTACCATTCTGCCAATCGTATCTTTACTTAAATCTCTACCATTGACAATATCTCTTGCTCGTGCAACACCAACTTCTGTGCCGCCACGATTAAATTCTTTACGCCAATCTAAACCCCTTTGGGCTTCTTCCTTCATTGCTTGTGTGGGTGTTGGCATCTTTAATCCTTAATAAGTGGGGGCTTTCGCCCCCAACCCTATTACACAGTTGCAGTTGCAGTTGAACGATAACGAACAATCGCAAAAGGATCAACAACAGAAGTTGCCAAACGCTTCTCACCATAGAAAGTGATAAAGCCGGGTGCAGTCTGATCGTATCTACGCAAAATCATGTTTAGACGATCTACGATTGCATGACCTTTTTGGAAGTCGCCAAAATACATTGGATACAAAGAATCTGTTCCTGCCGCAGAAGCGATAGAAGGATTATCCAAGTATTTATTAACAACAACATCAAAGCCTAACAAACGACCTACGATGCCATCTTCACGAGCCAAACCATCAACATAGATTGGGCGACCTTGGTCATCAACTAAACCACGAATTGCTGAAAGCATGATTGGGTTAATGATGAACTTGGCTGTTGGAGTCCAATATTGTTGTGGCAATGCATAAATGAAATTAATCACATCATTGTAGGTAACATTGTTGGTAATGTTATCGCCATTGGTGGTTAATTGGTCATAAGTTGCAAGGCTATGCAGACCTGAAGAAGAACCAGTTCCACTTGAACCATAAGCGGCAGTAGAAGTTACGCCCGGATCAAAAGATGCATTTGCACCGGGATATTGGTCAAGACCACGCAGACCATTGCTACCACCATAAGGAAGGTTGGTTGCGCCTTGATCGTTGTTCTGAATCATGGACAAGCCTTCTTGTTGGCTAAATTCAGCGAGCATATCCGATACTACATTGCCCTCTAAACCATCGATGTCATCAAGTGCGGCTGTGCGGATTGGGAACTGAGTGTTCAAATCTTGCAGGGTAAGTTGCCAAATAACAGTCGATTCAGTCGTTGGGTTTGCGCCTGCTGAAGTGTTGTTATTAATTGCATAACCCCACATTGCACCTGCGTTACCAGTTTTTGCACGAAACTGATAGGTAGAACCATCAGTAGATACTGAACGGCTAACGCCACGCATAGGGTTAATCAAACGCAAAGAAACGAATACAGGGTCATATGCTGTGCGACCACCAACGCCTGCGCCCGAACCTGTCAATGCAGATGCTTCTTGCATATATGCATCATATTGACCTTCATCGGCAAACATTTTGATTTCTTTTTCTACACGACTGCCGCCTTTAACAAACTCACGCAGTTGTTCTTTAACAGAACGATTAACTTCTTGGCTAATGCTCTTGTAGGTTTTAATTACAGGAGTTGCACCAATTTCGCTAACTTTGGCTTCTAATGCGGCAACTTTTTCTGCCATTTCTGCTTTAACAGATTCAACAGTTTGTGCTACTTCTGCTTTGATTTCGTCAATCTTAGCAACATTAGCGGCTTCGATTGAGTCTAATTTTTCAATAACTTCTTTCATGATAAGTCCTTTATTTAATGCGTTTAGACAATGCTTTCAACAATTCTCTTTCCTCTAGGGCTTTTAGAATTGCATCGGCTTTTTCTACCACCGCTTCAGGCTCACTCTGATTAGGGGCAACTTCAACAGGTTTAGGTGCATCACGCACTTCTAAAACCTTCTTGAAGATACTAGATGCAGTGGTCGCATCTTTTCGGCTAACTCCTGCTTCACGCAAAAGTTTTTCCAAACTTCTTGGATTTAAATGCCCATCGGCATTAAAACATTCTAATTTGTGAATATTGGCTTCGGGATTATTAGGATACATAACTACGCTAATCTCACGCAGTCCACCTTTAGTAATCTGAAAATAACCTTCTTCATCATCGTCATCATCCATTGGGTTGCCATCCATATCAACCATCATGGCTTCATCAGCATAAGCACCAACAGAAACGCCACCAAACATTTTGGGCGATTCTTTAAGAATGTTATAAACATCACTACCACCGACTGTATTCATATACAACCGACCTTTAGCAGTCATGCCATCTTCGTCAAACATGATTTCATCCCATTGACCAATGGGCATTCCCATGTCATTGTGATTTAGGAACATTGGCAATGGCTTGCCTTCTTTGGCAAACTCATCGGCCCAATCATAAAAGCCTTCAGGTTTGTAATTGAACTTACGACCATCAGCACCTTCTCTAGCACCCCAAGTCGTTGCCCTTGCTTCAATGTTTCCTGTCGGATTTTGGGCTTCGTCTGCCGACTTTCCTAGTTGAACTTGTGCTTCGCAAATTAGAAGTAGATTTTTCATTAATAGCCCCATTGTAAATAGCCTGATTATTATCTTGTATTTTTGGGGATTCTTCTACATTTTTAGGTAGTTTAACATCACTACCTTTAATCTGTGAAGATAATTTATCTAGTATTTTGTGCAGTAAATTCATTATTTGCCGATGTTAATTTTCCGTTTTTGATTGCCACCACCCCCACCTGTATCCTGTGGAGAACTGCCGGGCAATGGTTGTGCCTTAGTAGATTTTGCTACCAATTCATCATTTCCGTCAATTCTTGGCATATTTAAATATTCTCTTGCTTCGTTTGGACTCATGATTCCATTAGAAACGCCTGCAGTAACAAAGTTCATTTGGTCTAATGCCGCACCCTTTAAGAAATCTTTAGTATCAAAACGGATGCACAAACTAGGGTAACCCTTGAGCAAGTGATATTTCAACTTTTGCTCAATATTGATTACCATAGGATACATAGTCGTTTTATTGAACTCATCGAGCATGGTTTGAGTATTGTTATATTTCTGATCGGCAATACCAATCATGGCAGGTGGCACGCCAAAAAGACCACAGATACGCTTCATGGTCTGAACCTTTAATTGGGCGCAATCGGCATCTTGCAGGGTTAGCATATCTAATGGCTGATACTTCATG